GGACACCCGGCAACCAAGCGGCTGCAACACTTGTTAAACCTGCTGGTGGCTTACAAAGATTGCTTGATACTCGCGGTCTTACGATTGACGGTGTAAGCAATACTAAGTTAGATCGCATTGGAACTGTTTTAGGTAATGCCTTAGAGTTAGGTATTACTCCTAAACAAGTTTCAATAATGGTGGATCAAGTCATCAATGACCCTCAGCAAGCGCTCACGATTGCACAAACTGAAATGAGTCGCGCCGTAGTTCAAGCCGAATTAACTCAGTATCAAGAATCCGGCGTTGAGATGGTTGAGTGGCTAGTAGCAGATCCTTGCGATGAGTGCCAAGTTAATCTTGAGGCTTCCCCTATTTCTATTGATGCGGATTGGCCTAATGGAGATGCGCCAGTTCATCCAAACTGTATGTGCGATATCGCCCCTTACATTTCAGACACAACAAACCTCTAGGAGAATAAATGGCAACCAACTCACCCGCCTCGCTTCAGCATGGCACAATCACCGTAGGAACAACGGCGCAAACGCTACTTGTTACTCCTGTTGGAGTGCGTAGAGCGCTTGTTGTTATCCGCAACAATGACTCAAGCAAGACCATCTATATTGGAGATGGAACCGTCACCGCATCAGGTGCAACTCAGGGTATCGGCATTGCTGCTGGTGCAACTCTTCAGGTTGAGTTCACTTCAGGCACAACAATCTCAGTTATCGCTTCTGGCGCTAACACATCAGTTTCATTCCTCTGGACTGCGGGTAACTAACTATGGAGCGCGATTTCACTACCGCTTATGCCTCCATTCTCAAGTTTGACGAGAATGAAGATGGAACACTTATGGTTTATGGCAATGCCACAGATGACTCACTAGACCTCGATCAGCAGATTTGTGACCCTGCATGGCTTGAAAAGGCTATGCCAGACTGGTTTACATCAGGTGGAAACATCCGTGAAATGCACGGCCCTAACGCAGCAGGAGTAGCCAAGGAATATGAAAACAAGAACGGCAAGCATATTATTGGTGTCCATGTTGTTGATCCTTTGGCAGTTAAGAAGGTCAAGGCTCAAGTTTATCGCGGATTCTCAGTAGGCATTAAAGCCCCACGCGTTGTACGCGACAACAAAGCCGCTAACGGTCGAATCATTGACGGTTCAATCATCGAAGTTTCTCTTGTAGATCGCCCTGCTAACCCTAATGCTAAGTTGATCTTGGCTAAGTCAGTAGATGGCGAACCAACTCTTGTGCAGGTTGAAGAAATGCACGAATACAAAGCACCACTCCCAAGTGAGATCGCTAAAAGAGAAGTTTCAGAAGAAGAGCGCCAGCGCCTCGCAGATCGCGGTGCGGCTATGCCTGACGGTTCATACCCAATCGCAAATATCTCTGATCTGAAAAACGCTATTCAGGCGTTTGGTCGGGCTAAGAACCCTGCCGCAGTAAAGAAGCACATCATTCGCCGCGCTCGCGCACTCAATGCGATTGACCAACTACCCGAGGAGTGGAATGTGAAGAAAGCAGACGATCTCGTCAATGCGGTCAAAGCGTTAGATGCCGACACCGCAAAGTTTGACCAAGCAGCATTTGATGCTGCTCGCCGCGCAGTTGCGGCACTCATTGTTGCTGAAGCATCAGAAATGGGCGAAGGCGCAGATGAGAGTTATTCCCTAAACCAACTCATTGAAGTCGCTAACCATCTTATTGCTTGGTATCAAGGCGAAGTTCAAGAAGGAGAAGCAAAACCTATGTCAGATATTGAACTTTCTGCCGATGCAGAAATCACAAAAGAGCCTGATACAACTATGGGTTGCAAGTGCGATGGCTGCATGAAGTGTGCTGCTGATGGCGGTTGCGATGCAAAGATGTGTTCAATGCACAAGGGTATGCACAAAGACCCTGAGCCAGATGCAGAGAAGTCTGCTGGTCACAAGTGCCTAGAGTGCGGTTGCAACACCTATGACGATGCTCATGGTCGCACCGATGTATCTACTGCTGAGATCGTTGATCTTGGCGCTGAAAAGTCTGCTGAAGCAGATGCAACTGTTGATGCTACCGCAGCAATCGCAGAAGCAATCGCAGAGCAGACACCAGAAGTTTCTGAGGGTAAAACCTCAGAAGATGAGGGCTTAAAGGCTCTTGTCGCAGAAGCCGTTAAGAGTGCTATGGAAAAGTTTGAAGCAGAGAAAGCCGCTCTAGTTGCTGAAAAAGAGTCAGCAGTAGAGAAGGCTTTGAGTCTTGAAACCGAACTAGCAACGGCACTAGAAAAAACCGTTGCAGGTGGGCCAAAGCGCACCGCAACAAAACTATCAACGGAAACTCAGAACGCGCATATCACCAAGGCTTTGCAGTTAAAGGCTAAGGCAGATGCTTCGACTGATCCTCTCCTCGCTCGTGGATACCTTGAAATGGCTAATGATGAATTCAAAGCCGCTGGTATTGACAAGCCAACACTCTAAACGAAAAGGAAAATAATGCCTAACGCACAAGATATGTTTGGTGCAGTTGCACCAAAGGACTTGGCTGCTAAGAATGAGGCGTTTGAAACTGCTCTTAAGTCAGCAGTATCAGAGCCAAATCTAGATCCAATGTTCAAGCAGAAGGTAGATGCTGGACTTCCACAGGCTTTTGCCAAGAAGTCACTATCTGCTGACGGAGTTGCTGCTCTTAACGATGCACTCGCAACTTCAACCGCCGATATCGCTAAAGATATCAGCCTCACATCACCACTTAACTCATCCTTCGCAGCCTTCGACCTCGAAGCACCTGCTAAGTACCTCGTACCAGTTCCAACACCACTTCGCAACAAGTTGCCTCGTACCAAGGGTGTCGGTACTGCTCACCGCATCAAGAGAATCACAGGATTCACTAACGCGATCACAGGTACATCAAATATCCACCCAGGTATCACAGAAACTACACAGAACAACTTTGCTGTTAATGGTTCTGCAAACCCACTTTATCTAAACCGTGGCCCAAAGATCTCTTACACCGCTGATGATAAGATTTTTGCTTATTCTTCATTCGGTTTGAGCGATGATGTCACATTCGATGCTCAGTATTCAGGTCTTGGATATCAGGATCTCATTGCTACATCTGCTCGCACCCTCCTTTATTCGTCCATGCTCGCCGAAGAGCGTATGCTCTTAATGGGTCGTGGAACTTCAGGTAACGGATTCTCTGGCGCACTTGCTGCTCCAACAATCACCGCTACTGCTCGTACTGCCGTTACAGGTGAAACACCTATCTCTGCTGGTACTAAGGTATGGGTCAAGGCTACTTCTGATGCTGGTTCATTCGGTGACTCAGTTGTATCTTCAGTTGCTTCTGCAACTCCAGACGGATCAACTCAGGTTATTGATGTGGTTGTTTCTGCATCAATCGCTGGCGCTCTCGGATACAAGGTATTCTCTGGCGTAGGTGCTTCTGAACCTGCTGATACTGCAAAGTTCTATCAGGGTCGCACCGCTACTCTCAAGTTCACTCTTCAGGGTGTCCTTGCTACAACTGGCGATGTTGCTTCTAACCACGCTGCTGATACATCTGCATACGCTGCTGGATACGATGGTATCCTCGCTTATGTTCTTGGCGCACAGTCAGGTTACAACAACAACATCAATAGCACATTCTCAACAAGCAATCCGGGCGTAGAGTTCCAGACTGCTTTTGCTTCAATGTACGCTAACAACCTCGCTAACCCTGATGAGATCTTCATGAACGGTTCAGATCGTAAGCAACTTTCAGATGCAATTAAGTCTGCTGGTTCAACATCTGCATACCGTTTGAACCTCACTCAGAGCGAAACTGGCTCTTATGTCGGTGGAGCAACGATTGATGCACTTCACAATGAAGTTACAGGAAAACTCGTAGATCTTACAGTTCACCCTTATATGCCACAGGGCGTAGCACCAATCCTTTCTTATGTCCTTCCATTCGAAAACTCAGAAGTTTCAAATCTCTGGGCTGCCGTCAATGTGCAGGATTACACATACCTCAACTGGCCAAAGATCCAGTTGCAGAACGAAGCATCAACCTACTGGCGTGGAACATTCGTTTCATACGGCCCATCATGGTCAGGTGCAGTTTCTGGCATCAAGGCTGCGTAGTAATACAACGATTGAGAGCGCATCGCAAGGTGCGCTCTCTTTCATAAAAGGAGGCAAACAATGACAAAAATGATTCCACCAAAGGGTATGACCAGCGTTTCGATCAACACGCCCAATGGCAAGAAAAGCAAGTTCGTTGGTAAAGATGGATTACTCCATATCAACGATCCTAAACTGGTCAAGAAACTCAAAGCAGAAGGCTTAGGCGTAGCGAGCGCAAGCGGCGTAATCGCTAACAGTTCGGCGGTTGGCTTTACTTGTAAGGCTTGCGGGTTCGGTTCATTCTTCAAGAAATGCTCAAAGTGCGGAGAAATAAATGGCTAATGCTTATACCAATACAACACATCAGTTCTCCACCCCTTACCTGACCCTTGACGAGTTCAAAAACGCTCCTACCGCTATTGATATCTCTAACCTAGTATTTAACTCCCAAGACCCAGATGTGCAGGATGCCGAACTCTCTAATGTGATCGCCCGCGCCTCTTCTTGGATTGACACCTATTGCAATCAGGTTCTCGCTGCTACAACCGAGAGCGAAAATATGCGCGCTCGCATCTATCAGGATGGAACGCTTCGCATCCACCCACGCTACAACCCTATTATTGCGCTTGTTGCTTTCAGTTACGGCAACCCAACCTCGCAGATGAACACAGTTCCAGATCCTTCTATTGCATGGATCGAAGATCAGCAGATTATTATTCCTTGCGGAAACCTTGGCTTTAACTACTCCACCCAAGGCCCACTTCAGTTCGGACTTCCTGCAAGCCCACGCACAGAGGTATTTATCAACCTCAAGTATGTCGCTGGATACGCTAATACAACTATCGTAAGCGCTACCGCAGGACAATCTACCCTTGTAGTTGCAGATTCAACAGGCATTATTGCCAATTCAACTTTGCACATTTACGATGGTTTCAATTCTGAGATTGTCACCATTGCCAGCAACCACACTTACGGCAATTCAACCGTTGCGCTCGCTGCTCCTCTGGCTTATTCGCACAACGCAGGTGTTTCAATCTCAGCACTACCACCAGCCATTAAAGAAGCGGCGATCTTGGTAACTACCGCAATGCTCAAGGTTCGTGGAGATTC